AAAAAGTCTTAGATATGGGATCTGCACTAATGACCTGGAACCTTAAGTTTGACGTATTTCCTAATATTAATACATGGATAAAGAATAACTGGACGGCTCCCTATGGGTCGGAAGTAGCAGAGCGGTATTTATATGCTTGCATGGCAGAGCGCTCCGCTAGTTATCATGGTAATCAATATGTTGACCATAGAGAAAAAAATGATGCTTATAAAGCGCTAAAAAAGGTTATAGCTGATTTAAAAGGCGACGCTTTAAAAGGCGACGTTTCTCCTTCGCGCGTATCTTCTGCCCTTCGTCGCATTGCCTCTGCTATCGATAACTCTAAATATCCTTCTCGCGATATAGTAGCAAGAGATCTTACTAATCTAATACATCTGATCTCCTCAGGAAAATAACCTATATATTCGATTATTCAACATGCATTCCAGTATGCGACTATATCAAGAAAATCTGCGTAAGATCTAGTAAAAAATCAGGGCTACCATTTATTTCCTGCGGATTCTTAGAAAATCAAAAAGAAGCCCTTATTTAATAACTTAAGGGACAAATAATTCTAAAGGAAAGTCCTGCCGAGGATCCGGAGAAATGGAATCAGAAGAATAATATTATTTAGTGATATTTTTCCGTTAGTCTTAAGCGGCCCTTCTTGAGCCCTAAGCCATGAACACCCACCTAAGGTAGGTATTCATGGCTTATACGTTTCTCAACTACGCTCTGAGTAGTCTCGTCAGTGTGTTTCAAATATCTAAGTATATAAGTTCTCTCGCTCGGCCTTGCTCCAGATCTATCACGTCTTTAAAATTCGCGTAATCAATATTTTCATCATATTAGCGAACGTCTTGCTAAAACATTTCTTGATTCTCCATCATATTAGCGGCGATCCCGCTAAATAATTTCTTGTCGTATATTATTCGATATTCGTAATCCGTTCCGACATTCTCTAATATTTCACATTCTCCTAATTCCATTTTATATTTGTTTTTTAGATTTTCTAAATCACGTTTTACACGTGCTCTTACGGTGAGTTTTCCTTTTTCCTTTTCTACTACACTGAAAAACCCATACCTCGTAAATAACCACATTAAAAACTTTACAAGATCGTTCAAAATTTATCACATTGTAACTTTTATTTCTTCTTAAATAGTCATGAGTATCGCCACTGAAGGTTTTGGTTCATTATTTTCGGTGGCCGTCGAAAATGTAACCGGTGATACTGGTCCTATTGGCGATACTGGACCCACGGGTGATATGGGACCGATCGGTCCTATAGGTTTAACGGGACCGACTGGTCCTTATGGTGATACCGGTCCTACTGGTAATATCGGTCCTACCGGATCCAGTGCTAATCTTACTGATTTTTATAATAGTATATCAAGTTTCATCCTTCAGCCTTCCGGTGATGTGACTGGTGCTGTAGATACAGCGAATTTAAATAACTATTTGTCGCTTTACTCAGTCGTCTATTTAGTTAGTGGTCAAATTTATCATGTGAATTCTAGTATTTCTATTCCAAGTGGTCGTACTATTACTTCTACTTTATCTGAACGCGCTATAATTCAGCAGGGTTCTGGCTGGATTAATTCTGGAGCGGTTCGCACAAATAGCATTTTTAATCTTCGCAGTGTACCAACTGCAACTACAACTACAGTAGGTACTACATCCCCAAGAGAACAGTTATCAATTATTTTAACGAATGCGAGCTCTTTTACAGCTGATTCATATTTCAAGATAACCGGAATATCTCCAGCCGGAACGGATTACTATGGAAGCAGCACCGGATCGCTCGCGGTATCTGATGAATTACTTCAGGTGGCTAGCACTAACGTTAATACAATAGTTCATAAATTAACTCAATATGCTCACCACGGGGCAGGCAAGACGGTTACTCTTCTATCGTCAATAACACGAGACGTAAATATAAAGAATATAAGGTTTGATGTTTGGGATTCTTCGAATCTCAGACCATTAGTCGGAACCGCAATCGAGGCTGATTTTGCTCTGCGCGTTAATATAGAAAATTGTGCTTTTAAGGGTTTTACTTATCGACCGATCGATTTTTATGCAGTTCGCGAGTCAACGGTCATTAATTGCGTCGGTTTAGGTGCAAATAATGGTCGTATAATGTGTTGGACCTGCCAAGACATACTGGTGGATAGATTTAGAGACATTTTGGAGGAACGGTATTATGTAAACCCCTATGGAGGTGTCCCGACACCAGCTTTAGGATGGCGTTCTCAGCCTATTAGAGTAAAATATTATAATTGTGAAGTATCCTTTGCTCCCATGGCACTCATGTGCTGGGGAGGCGTTCGGTGTTTTATGCAGGCAAACGTTATGGAAGTAGATGGCGGTTACTGGTTAGCAAATAATCCTGAAGACAATGCTGCTAGTCGACGTGGTTTTGTGATAGACACGGGTCCGAATAACCTAAATCTTGCAGAGTTCGGATTCGGTTGCGATTTCGATATAACGTGCAGTCGTTGGAATAGTGGAAACTATTTATATCCTCCTCTGATGTCTAATTCCATCTATAATTACGCTGCTGCAGCATATTTACATGATCAGTATCAGATTCGTCTGAGGTTTCGTTTATCTAATAAAGGGGCTACTGGAAACACTGCGGGAAGTTACAGTTATTTAGCCTGTTTAACGCAGGACGTTGAAGGTCAGATTGATATTAATATCGTAGGATCATCAGTCGGATTAGTGTGTAATGGTACGTTTAACTCCCTACGGGGTGATTTTTTCATGAGCCCCGTGCCAGGAACCGGTGCAGCCACTGGACCTTATCCTTTAGCTATGAATTGTGTAAGTCCTCCTACTTTAAATAATTTCTATGCAGGAGGTGGGTTCAATGTATTCATGGATAGCAGCACATCATTTTTGCCAGCGGCTACTGACCAGAGATACCCATTTATTCAGCGTTGTTTTATTCCAGTAGTAGGTATTGCGAATATGAGAGCCGAAAATATTCAAATAGCCCGAACTGGATTTAGTCCTACTTTTGGTCGAGGTTATGATATTCAGACCGGAAGAGCAGATACGGCACTATATATTCTAAACACCAGTACATCAGGCAGTACAGCTTGCGCCGTAGCATTGGGTACAAGTTCTACTGCTACATGTGTTGTACCACTAGGCCCCGAGGCCGTTACTCCAATGCTAGGTACTGCGGTAATAGAACGAGGTCAGCCCTTGGAACTATCCAACATAGGTCGTGCTATTCCCTTGACGTCGGGAGCCACGGATCTCATCACGATATCTAAAAACATCGGTCGATGTCAAACCAGAATATCAGCAGATGGATACATCCAAATAGGAAGGTGATGAAATGTTCACGCTAAAAGATATTACTGAAGTAGTGCGGAATGGAAAAAACATAACGGAGATGATATTAGAATCAGATGAGATAGAGTTAGACGTCAGGATCACTCAAGTAGTCCCTAACCTTGTGGATCCACTCGAGGTTTCTCCGGTCGGTTTTATCCCTGGAGAATATACTCTACGAGAATTATATCCTAACTTATCTGAATCTCTATATAGTCAGGCGCGTTCGTGGTTTGGTAGTTGGCGTTTACGTGCACATGAGGCAATTAATCGAAATTATGAAGAGATACATTTCGTCATAATATCTATAAGATGATCTTGTATGCTTCAAAGTGCATCCCATCAGGGCGTTTCTTGAAGTGCCCACCCCATAGAAATCCATGTTTATCCGCAATTTCTACTAACTCATGTACGCTTCCGCGCGACCCACGTGCTGCGGGAACTGCGCCCAGGGGATTAAATGGTACATTTATATCAAACGCAGTTCCCCATGCGTGATTAGATAATACTGATCTTGATCCACGTATGAAGCGTGGTACCCATGTTCCGTCAAAGGTAAGAATTCGTTTCATTAGATTAAGACGTTCGAATTCAATGAACATATTAATGAACTGATTTGTTATCTTTTTATGTACTGCTATGGATTTATGATTTTCGCCCATTATGGATTCAAGTTGAGGAATTACGACTTTTTCTATATTAGATTTAGCCCAATTATCGGTAATTCGTATTGCTTCAGGGTTTTTTTCAGTGCCTGCTGGTTCAAAAGCGAATTTACCAAATAAATTTTCGCGTTCGTCTTGTCGGAACGGTTTAATTTCTTTTTGAGGAGTTATGGATTGGATATCAGGGCATCCAAAGCCTTTTGCTATGGAAAGGGTACGTGGCCCTACCATTCCATCTGCTATTAAACCCACGTCTTCTTGAAACTTTTTAGTGGCGTTCTGTGTATTTACATCGAATACTCCATCTACCTCCACATCATAAAAACCTCTTCCCACCAAAAAATTTTCCCAAATCAGGACTGCATCGCCTTTATCGCCGATTTTTAAAATGGTCATATTACACGTTACTGAAAATAGGATTTTAATCTATCTATCAGGTTATGACGCCTGATTCATTGGTGGATTCCTTAGTAGCTATTTCGCGTAGCATAGATCGTTCACGATGTCTTAACCGTAGAACTATTGCATCGAATCTTGAGCTTCTCTTAGCCTCTATTCATAGATACGCGGGCTCCACGAATAAAATAGTTAATGTGCAAATGGGCGATCTTGAAATAGGTAATCAAGATTACGATCTAGTCGAAAAACTAGTAGAATTAATTACGCAAAAAGAAAATGAGGTAGAAAGATCACGTGCTTCGGAATACGAAAACAAATTACCGAAAGTTAAAAAATTAATTTCAGTCGTAAATAAGGCACAGGGTGATTTAGATCCCGGTGAATTCCAAAGGTTCGTGGAAAAATTAGTGGTTGGTAATCGAGATTATAACGACCTAAAAGGGGATATTACCACCCCTCTAGATGCGAATAATATTTTAGAGACTCTTACTGAACTTAAAGAAAAACTGGAACAAAAGAAGAAGGAAATCACTGCTTTACCCAATGTAGATGTTCGCATAGAAAGTGAGCTTGAAAGGTTCACAGATCCGGAACAGCTACATAAGAATCTTCATGACCCCTTATTGATCGAAGCGGTAAACGAAATACCCTCTTCGCGTTGGTTCGTAGATGAATTAAAAGGAAACCGCTATACGGTCGTTCCTCGCGGTCAAGGACCGTATCCTGAAAGAGCGGGTGAAAAAAGTTTTCGTATCTTAGACGCTGAAGCAGAACGTGAAAAAGCCGTTAAGGCCATGAATACGCTGAAATTAAATGTAGAACAAGCGGAACGTACTGGAAATTTTCCATTATCACCCGAGCAAGCTCAAGAAATTCTTAAAGGACCTTATTCAAAGAGACCAGTCCGCGAAGTAAGTATTAATCCGGTGGATATAGATCCGGAGGGAAATATTACAGATACGGGTGTTTCTAAAAAGATTCGTATGCGTGGTGTTATTCCAGAATTAGAAGGCCGTAAGGAATTATCTTCTGTCGTAAATGACATACGAGGAGCCATGCAGGCTCTAGGTTCTGTAACTCTTGTGAAAAATCCTGTTTATGAAAAATACTTAGAGTCACCTATAAATTTTAATTCGGTCTTCTTTAATGGCCTTCCCTCCAAAGCAAAAGATATTCTTTCTTCTCAAGACTTATCGAAGGATGAGCGGCGTGCTTTAAGCATTAAATCTATAGAAAAAATCGATGAGATGATTGAATCTGCTAATAACTCTACCGAAATGCCAGTTGATGAAAAAGTAGAATATGTCCGAGATCTAGAACGGTTCAAGGAAAGGTTTCCAGATCTTAAAAAACGACTTACCAATCCGCAAGGGCGTGTTATAAAGCAGGGTTTTACTTTGGTAGCACCCCAACTTGCAAATCCTGCATTGGATTTTAGTGAGTTTAAAAAATTCATAAATTATATTATAATGAGTGATAAGCAGGTACGATATAACCGTCTTCAGATGATGTTAGAATACTATGAAGAACTATTAGCCAAGATTCAATCGAAGATAGAAAGAGAAGGTTTTGAATACCGTACTCCGGTGATTAATAAGACTGTCGTAGATTCGTCCTTGCAGGATTGGGAAGAATATATACAAGAATTAGATTCAAGTTCGAGATATAATTGGGTGAATGTATGAAGACTTCAGCAAAGGGATTAGATTTAATCACCCGTTGGGAAGGCCTTAAGCTTACTAAGTATATCTGCCCTGCTGGTAAGCCCACGATTGGCGTGGGACACGTTATCCTTCCCGGAGAAGGTATACCGGATACTATAACTCGTGATTTTGCCATGCAGCTTCTACAAAAAGATGTAGAGCGGTTTGAACGAGCAGTGAATCAACTCATTACGGTGGACTTAAACCAGAATCAATTTGATGCGCTAGTAAGCTTCACTTTTAACGTCGGCGAAGGCGGTTTAAAAAACACGGGTGTGTCTAAGGCAGTTAATGAGAAAAGATTTTCAGACGTTCCAGCCGCTTTGCGTATGTGGAATAAGATAAGAGTAAATGGGGTCTCTCAGGAGAATAAAGGACTTACGAACCGTAGAATTTCTGAAGCTGAGTTGTTTATGGCGCCCATTAATAATGCAACCGTGGAAGTGTCAACCTCACCAGGCTCCCAGGATATGGTTTTTATTCCATTATTGACGGAAACTATTAAATCCATTCAGACTAAGCTAAAATTACTTGGGTTATATTCATTAAAGATAGATGGAATATATGGGATGGGGACTAAAACTGGCGTAGAAACGTTTGCGCGAGGCAAAGGCATTTCTTACACTTTAGATTTTAAATCTGGTATACGTAAAGATATCTTAGATCTACTAAATAACACATGAACACAGCAATTCTTGTTGATTTAGACAATACTCTAATTTTTTCCGATATACCATCTAATGTTTTATATGTGAGACCTCATATAAATCAATTCTTAGACGTGTTAAGTAATTTGGGTTCGCTTTATCTATGTACGCTGGGAACTCGTGCATATGCTACCAAGATTTTAGATGATCTGAATATTACTGATTACTTTTATCATGTGTTCGCACGAGAAGATCTAAAAAGACCTATATACCTACCACAAGACACTTTCATATTAATAGATAACGAAGAACCGGCTGGTGAGGCTATTACATATAAGCTTAACGCATTTCACAATGGTCGCGTTCCGAAACTACTACATGTGCACATC